GGTGATCGCGCGGGACCGATCATCTTGCGCGAGCGAACTTGCTATTGTAGTACAAACCCTATGTCACTATCCACAGACTACCTACTCCTCAACATTGGTCACTCAACTTTGAAGTGGCACTTGAGCCGCATCAAAAGCGGATCGTTCACTATCGACCAAGTGGCGATGTTCTATGCTCCCGATCCCAAGAAATCGGTTTACAAAACTGTCACGCGAGGTCTTGAAGAACTGGTCAAGATGAAGCCTGAGAACTTGCCGATCCAATTGCGATGAACCAAACCGACTACGTTAAGCACAGCGGTTTAACCAAAGGAAGAGTCTCGCAACTCACCGCAGCAGGGATGCCGCTGACCTCCCCCGAGGAAGCAGACGCTTGGAGAGGGTCGCGCAAAGGGATTGGCGGCAGACCGTCGACGCTCCAGCGAATGACTGCGATCCAGCAGCAACCATCACCAGAACTCGCAGGGGGACCGTACAGACCTCCAGAAGCATCTGCCGCTATCAACGCTGCACTTGCGACAGAAGACTCCCCGCAGGGAGCGTATGAGCGACAGAAGAAAATCGAGCGAGCCGCTTATGATCTAGCAGTCGAAGCGTTGCAGTCTCGGTCCCTCGATGCTGGCAGAATGGTTTCGGTCCACGCTACCGCAGCAAAAAACCTAATCTCCTCCCGCGATGACGTACTGGCTCAATCCGAGAAGGAGAGAACGCTGGTATCCGGCGCGTGGGTTAAGAAGGCAATGCAGGAACACGATGGAGCAGTGTCCCAACTTCTGAAGTCTATGCCAAAACAGTTATCCGGTCGCATTGCTCCGCATGACCCTGAACACGCCGAGCGCGAGCTAGAGCGTTGGGTCCAAGAAGTCTGTCTCAAAACTCTTCATCAAACGGACCCGTGGAAATCTTAAACTGCCAGAAGCCATCCGGTATCGAATCGCTGCGGCAAAACAGAATCGCGATCAAAGCTATCGAGCGACAGACTGGATTTGAGTTTCTTGGAATCTCCAACGATGAACCGTCGCGCATTGATGGTTTTATCTACGATCCAGCCAAAGGGATTATTTCCGCAAGCTATGAGGTTAAAACTCGGAACTACGGTCTGATAAAATTGAAGACCACCTTTGGCAACCGCTGGATGATCTCTTGGTCAAAGCTCCAAGCCGCTCTTGAGGTCTCTCGACATACTAAGCTTCCGTTCTTTGGAATCCTCCACCTTCACGACGATGACTTGGTAATGATGCAGGAGATCTTCAACCGCAGCGCATCGTGGGCGGCTAACCATCAAGTCACCGAGAAAACGGTTAACGGACGATCCGAGAAGGTAGCTCTGATCGATATGAGTGGAGCCGCTCACTACCAGATCAAGAGTGGACAGATTACAGAGGAGCTTTTCTGATGACAGACCTAGAGCTTGAAATCCTAGAGTTCCGCCGACAACTATGGCGACCGACTCCACGGCAATCTGTTGTCGAGTGGGCAGAGTCTAATCTTACACTCAGCCAGCGGCAGACCGAGCATCCCGGTCCATTCTCCACGGCGGTTAGACCATATTGCAGGGAACCGTTAGAGTGCTGGAAAGATCCGGCGGTCTCCGAGGTGACGTTGTGTTGGGGATCTCAGACCAGCAAAACGACGACGCTAATGGCTGGTCTGGCTTGGTCCATCGACGTAGAGCCGTCTCCTGCGTTGTGGCTGATGCCTTCCGAGAATTTAGCGCGCTCTTTCTCCAAGTCGCGCTGGCTTCCTATGCTGGAAGACTCACCGGCTATGGTCGCGCGGTTCCCGACAGACAAAGATCAAATCACCAATCTAGAGCAGCAGTTTGACCGCTGTACTTTGACGTTTGTGGGGAGCAACTCACCGGCAAATTTAGCCTCTCGTCCCGTCAGAATCTTGGTTGCAGATGAGGTGGACAAGTTTGCTGATGCTACGGCAAAAGAAGCCGACGCTCTGGATCTTGCCGAGCAGCGACTCAAAGCGTTTAGTAGCTCTAAAGCCTTCTTTACCTCCACTCCGACAACTTCGGAGGGACGAATCTGGCAGCGTTACTTGCGAGGAGATCAGCGGAGGTATTACATTCCCTGCCCATACTGCCGCGAGCATATCAAACTAGAGTGGCGACAAGTCACTTGGGAAAACGAGAAACTGGAAGACGGAAGACCCGACTGGCAACGCATCCGTACTACCGCCCATTACGTCTGCCAACTCTGTCAGGGAAAGATAAGCGACAGCCAAAAGGTTGCAGGGTTACGCCACGGCAAATGGATTTCAGAGAATAAAGCCAGCCTCCCGAGCGTAAGGTCTTACCACCTCTCCTCTCTTTACTCCCCAGACCGCAAATGTACTTGGGGAAATCTTGCCGTCGCGTTCCTTGAAGCAAAATCCTCGATGATGGGATTGCAGGGATTCATCAACGGAATGTTGGCGGAACCGTGGGAAAATCAGGAGACTCAACAAGACCGAGTCGAGATTGTCTCTGACGCTGGAATCCCTGAAGCTAGACGCTACCTGACCGCTGACGTACAAGCTGCGGCGCCGTTCTTGTGGTGGGTCTGCCGAGAATGGAGCAAAGGTAACTCTCGACTTGTTGGAGCCGGTCACGCTGATGATTTTGCCGCTCTCCGTAGGGTACAGTTACAATACAACGTCCACGATATGGATGTCGGTGTTGATTCCGGCTATAACACGCAAGCGGTGTATGATGCTTGTGCGGAGTTCTCGCAGAGTAGCGCAAGCCCGATAAACTATCCCTGCGGTCTGCGTTACCCACCAGAGGGAGGTCTTAGAAAGCCAATGTTAATCGGCTGGTTGCCGATGAAAGGACGCGAGACCGGAGCTAGATTTACATCTAAGACAGGCTCGATTCATCCTTTTGGAATTACAACGTCAACCTCGATGCGGACTGACGCTGTACAACCGTTGCTTGTGTTTGATACCGAGCATATGCGGGAGGTACTCCAGCGGCTCCGTAAAGGGACCGAGACGCATCAATGGACTGTCTGTAGCCTACCCACTCCACTAGACGTTGAGGGAGCCTTTGCAAGCGATTCTGATACCTACTGGAAGCATCTGGACAGTCACATTTTGCGACCAACAGCTAACCGCTCCGGTAGGATAAAACATCTGTGGTACAAGCGAAACACTCGTTGGCCGGACCATTTGCATGACTGTGAAATCATGCAGTTAGCGATGGTTATGTTGTGGGGAGATCTAACTTCCAGTACCTCCGAAAATTCTAGTGGTTGACAAACTTCGCGGTCTGTTGATAGTCCGCGCAAGTGTTCACATACACAGTAGCAACAAAACGGAGTTACTTGCGTACCACATACGCGAGCAAAGCTGCTTTGACATTGCTTGAGGCTTTAACGGCAAAGCTGACTGTTTCCGCTAACTCGATGGAGAGCGGGAATGTGGTCCGCAGTACTTCTAGCTCTGACGTTTCCGTTGAGTTCGCTGAACCCGGTAAGGGGACCGCTGCTCCAATCGAGATGCTGCAAATGTGGGAGTCTCTGCTAACCGATTACGATTACGCTGTAACGCTCCTCGCTGGAGATGCGATCCCTAGTCCCACCGATCTCCAGATTTACAACAAGATGTTGTCTGCCGTTTTGGTTTCAACGACTCGCTATTATGCGGATTTCACGCAGTTTCGGCGTGAAGCCACAACCCGAATGAGCTAATGGGATTCCTTCAAAACATAGCAAACAAGCTGTTTCCCGCTCCCGTTAACAAATACGAGGGAGCCGGTAACTCGCTGCGTCGTTCGTATCTCGATACATCTTACACTTCCGCGCGGTTTGATGTTACCAGTTCGACTCGTCAAGCCATCGTTCGCAAGTCTCGCTTTTTTGAGCAAAACAACGCTGTTTTAAACAGACTCGGAGACCTGTTTGAGTCTTACACCGTTGGCTCTAGCTTCTCGGTTCAACCAGCCTCCAGCGACTCCGCTTGGAATCTTAAAGCGAAGAAGTGGTTTGATGTCTGGAGCCGTTATCCCGATATCGGTTCTCGTCAATCTTTTAGCACTTTAATGGGACAAGCTGCTCGCGGCTGGTTCTACGATGGCGAATCGTTCTTGTTGTTGACCAAAGGAGAGACCGGCAAACCTCGATTGCAGTTAATCGAAGCTCAATCCATTGCGACTCCGGCAGGGATGCAAGCAGACGAGACCGTGTTTGACGGTATCCGGTTTGATCCAAGAACTGGACGGGCGATATCGTATTTTATCGGAGCGGAAAAAACTCAGGGTAACCTGACTGATGTTCGCTCTATTCCTTCTGACTCGGTTGTACATATCTACGAGCCGAATCGTCCCGGCCAGCTTAGAGGTCTTCCGTTTGTCTCCGCTGTCATCAACGATCTACACGATCTCGATGATCTACAAAAGCTGGAGATGGAGGCTTGTAAGTTAGGTGCTTCTGTCGCTCAGATTGTTAAGACTGACGCTGGCGAAGTCCAAGCGAGCAACCTCCGCGCTGGTACTGCTGGAGCAAGTGTAAACACTGCCGAGAATTACTACGAACAGGTCTTTGGATCTGGCGTTAAGGTAATGAAAAACGGTGACAGTTTTGAGCAGTTTGCGACCGAGCGTCCCGGTGTCAATATGCGCGAGTACTGGCGACAACTGACCGAGAAAGTCTGCGCTGGTGTTGGCATCCCTTACGTTCTGGTTTACCCAGAATCAATGCAGGGGACCGTTTATCGCGGTGCGCTAGATATGTCCGCTGTTTGGTTCAAGTCTCGCCATCAAGTTATGGCATCAGCGGCTCGTCGTATTTACGAGTACGCGATGGAGTACGCGATCAAGAACGATCCTACGCTCAATGACGCTCCCTCGGATTGGTACGAAGTATCAATCACCGCTCCGCGCTCCCCGAATGTTGACGTTGGCCGTAATTCTGCGGCTCAATTAGCAGAACTGGAAGCGGGAGTTGTTACCTTTGACGAGGTCTATGGTGCGCGTGGTCTTGATTGGCGTTCTGCTTTAGAGTCAAAAGCTCAACAAGCTTTGTTTGTACGTCAACTTGCTGTGAAATACGGAGTCGATGTATCTGAGATTTCGGTGATTCAGAAAGAGCGTCCCGCAACTAGTGTTGCAACTGCTATTGACATTGAAGGCGATCCTTCTGAATCTCCTTCCCCAGTCGCTCCGTCAGAAGGTGGGTCGCAACCTGTTGTTGTAGAGCAGGAAGAGATTACCGCTACCGTCAAAAAGACTCGGAAACCAAAAGCCAAGAAAACCGAATGAGTTTTATAAAGAAGTCAGATTGGCTTTACTACGCACCGGCAAACGCTGCCGGTGATCCTGCTACCGTTCAGATCTTCGACCAGATTGGCGAAGACTGGTACGGTGGAAGCGGTCTATCTGCAAAACAGTTTTCCGATGTACTCAACGAGATTGGCAATGGTCCGCTGCTCGTCGAGATCAACAGCCCCGGCGGCAACGTCTGGGATGGTTTGTCGATCTACAACCAGTTGCGCGGTCGCAAAGCTCCGGTCACCACTCGCGTCGTTGGCATTGCGGCTTCTATCGCTTCCATTATCGCTCTTGCCGGTGATCGCGTCGAGATGGCTGACGCCGCTCTGATGATGATCCACGACCCGTCAGGGATGGCTTCTGGTACTTCCGAGGATATGCGGAAAATGGCTGAAGCTTTGGATCAACACGCTGAAGTGTTGGTTGGAGTGTATGCTAAAAAGACTGGACGCTCCGCTGAGTCTATCCGCGCTGCGATGAAAGCGGAGACTTGGTTTACTACCGCTGAAGCTCTGGCTTTTGGCTTGGTTGACAAACCCATCAAACAGCTTGCGATGGCCGCAAAATGGCATCCTCGCGCTGTCACCAAGACGGCTCCCGAGACTGTCAAAAACAACCTACGCCGTGGGTTAGAGCAATACGAGGAAGGTCTCGCTGGTGACGGTCTTGAACCAGCAACTGTCACCGATGCTAAATCGCTTGTGGCAGGAGAGGCTCCAACAGAAAACAAGATCCGCAAAGCCAACGCTTGGTGGGGACGCAACGAGCGTTTCCTAGAAGCAGAACCAAATACTCATGCGGATGTAGCGGCAAACCTCTGGGGAGGTGCTGCTGGCCGCGATTGGTTCTCCGCTCTTTTTGCTCAACTAGAAGAGCCGTCTGATACCAATACAGACAAAACACTTTCGACTGATGGCGAAAAAACCATCAACGATTCTGGCGTGGACTCCACGCCGCAACCAACACAACAACCCGACACA